GCTTGTGTTGCTTCTATTGCTCCCCAGGCTTCTTTAATATTATTCATAAATCCTATCTCATCAAGTATAACAAGATTAGGTCGAGTACCATTAGCTGCTAACGGATTATCTTTAAAAGTTCTGTGTCTTAGAAGAGATCCTGTTCTAGATGTATATTCTCTATTAGGAGCTAGTGAGCCAGTATATCCTACCATAAGTGGGGATGGATAAAATTCGTCTCCTATTCTATATGATCCGGCGTAATGTTCGAAAGCCGCTTTACATTTTTTTATAAGGGGCTCAGTATATTTTGTATCAATAGCACCAATGATAGTATCAGATGCTATATATTCTTTGGCTTTTTTTCTTTTAAGATAATTATCATAATCAGTAGCTCCGTCAAAAATATAGTTATGCCCAGCTAATCCTGATGATGCATATGACTTACCACCCCCTCTAGACTGGATAGATATAAAATGTTTAGAATCATTTTTGTATAAAGGTTTTCCTAATGCTTTATTGTGTATTTTGTTGAGGTATTCTCTTGCTGGAATATACTTTTTAGTCTCAGCTTCTTCT